TAAAAAAGATAGCCAAACAGGTGGTGTCTCAACTTGGGAACTCATTAGACTCATCAATTATTTACACACGAAAGGGTGTATCTAGCTATAACTCCGACACAGGAGAGTATGTAACTGTAGACACAACGTACAACATAAAGGTTCCAATAGAGTTTGTGCAGTCCAGTGAAGAATCAGGATTCCAGGAGAACATAGCAAGGTTATACATAACTCCTGATCTTATAGGAGACAACCAGCCATTACTCCAAGATGAGATAACACTTACATTTTCTGGATCAACAAGAGGAGCAAAGATAACTGATATTCGCACACTAAAAGGAGGACAGGAATACCTGTTCCGCATTGACGTTATTTTCTAATGACTTTAGTAAAAGCAAGAGCAGCATTTGAAACAGCTATAAAAGATGCGGTATCTGACGCAGACCCTACTGTAACTGTAGTTTTTGACAATACACCATTCAACACTCCAGGGTTGAATAAAAAATATGTAATGGTCAGCCTAGACTTTACACAGGCAACAACTCAACCTCAAGGAGCAGCCCAAACATACTATGCTGGCTCTATAAGTTGCGGAGTAATGACTCCTAAAAATAAAGGAACAGGGAGTGCATCAGCAGTAGCCGAATCAGTTATAACAGGACTTACATCAGTTAACACATCTACTTATGTGGATAAATTCGCAGTGTCTCCCCGTGTATCTCAATTAGCTGGACCGACCACTGTAAATAACGAACAGGATAGTCACTTTTTAAGTGCTATAACTTGTACATTTACTGCCAATGGCTAGAGACATATCATTTCTAACAAAGGATCTTGAAGATCATATACTGAAAGCAAAGAAAAGTGCTGCTGCTGAAATAGCCTACAAATTACAATTTTTTGCTCCTTGGTGGACAGGTAGCTCTGCTAAAAGCTGGAAAATATCCACAACTCCAGTACAACCCACAAAAGTAGTAACCAAAAGGGTTGGTAAATTTAGAATCGAACTAGGTTCCAAAGTAGGTGGTCCTGTGCCAAAACCAACAGCCCGAATACCTGTAAAGAAAAAATCAGTATTTACATCATTGAAGCAACCTGTCTACATAGGAAACGAAATAAATTATGCAGGATTTACTATAAACAGCAAAAACGCAAAAATTCCTGTAAATGGTTTGGGAATAATAGCTTACGAAGATGTAGGAAGAACAGCAAAAAGCCCCTTAACTTTTACCTACACTCCACAGTGGTACAGAATATACACAAAAAACAAAGTAATACTATCTGACATAAATATTGCATTTATTGGAACGAGCAAAAGATTTACAAGTAATATGCCGAGTGTCTACGGTTGAGTTATACTACAAGAATAGATACAAATTTTTATGACACCAGTAAGAGCAATCGACAAACTGAAACAGGCTTTCAGTGTTGAAGAACGTAGTAGTTACTCAGTCTTTAAGGGAGATGAACTTGTCCTTAAAATATTTTGGACACCTCTTACGATAGCCGATAGAGATACCATAAACAGTACACTAATAGCTATGAACAAGGGTCAAGATGAAGGTAGTCTTGACTTTGCACTACAGGTTATTGTTACAAAAGCAGAAGATGAGACAGGTGCAAAGATGTTTGTATCAGGAGATTTACCAGCACTTAGAAGAGAAATACCTTTATCTGTCCTACTAGACATAATGACTAAGATGCAGGGAGTGGGCGAGGAGGAAAGCCCCGATGCCGTAAAAAGCTAAGTTAGAAAAAGATAGTTTCATATTTTTACAATTTTTTATAGCAGAAAAACTAGGTTATACGCATAGAGAAATAAGAGAAAAGATGTCGACCCAAGAATTGTTTGCTTGGAACGCATACTTTGAAATAAAAGCTGAACAAGAGAAAAAAGCATACGATGACGCACGAAAACAAGCTCAAATGCGTAAGGTACGCTAAACTTTTAGTATCTGACTAATTTTTTGGTGGCTGGTTCAAATTACAGCGTAAATATAACCTTAGATACCTCAAAAGTAGAGGGTAAGCTAAAAACGCTGGAAAAAAGAGTAGCCACTTTTAGAAAAAACTTAGCACAGCCACTAAAAATATCTGCCCAGACACAGAAATTAGAAGAAAAGAAACTAAAGATGCAAGATGCTCAACGGGCATCTATGATCCAAACCCGTAAGATAGGAGACTTAATACAAAAACAAGGAGAACAAGGATTAAAAGTAGATAAAGCAAGAGCACATATAAGAAGGGCTGCTGTTTTAGACAATCAAAAGTTATTTAAGGCAGCAGAAGTTCAAAGAAAATTAGCAGTACAAGAATTAAAAGCAGAGCAAGAAACTACTAAAGAGTTATCAAAACAAGTTGCTTTAAAAAGTAGGCTACTAACAGGAAAAAGCACTGGATTTACAGCAGCCCAATACGGACCACAACTACCTGGTGTATTTGATCCTCCTCAAGGTGCTTTTAGTAGATTATCTGATAGACAGTCTAGAGATAGAGATGGCAGAAGAACAAGACTTAATAATAGGTTTGGCGGTGCTTTAACTAGGCTAGGAGCTACTAGAGGGTTTGATGCTCAAAGTGCATTAATAAGTGGAGGCTTCCCATTACTATTTGGTCAAGGACCACTAGGAGCACTGGCTGGCGGCCTCGGTGGTGGTATCGGTGGAATGTTCGGACAAATGGGTGGATTTGCAGGGGGTATTGCAGCCACAGCAGCACTTCAATCAATATCCAACGCTATAAATGGTGTTAAAGCATTTGGAGAAGGACTAAAAAATGTAGAAACCTCACTGGCAACTGTCACAGAAAAATCACTATTTAGCAGTGATGCAACCCAAAAAAGAGCAGAGCAACTTAAAAAATTAGGCAAACAACAGGAGCTTAACAAGTTACTAACCCAAGAACTGACAATAGCTTTAGGTGGTAAAGGTTTGGAACGTCTAAAAGAAGTAGGAAAATCCTCTAGAGAACTAGCCAGAACATTCGGTCAACTAGGGGCTTCTATTCAAGCTGTATTAGCCAAAGCCATACTTCCAGGAATAAACGCAATAAATACAATATTATCGGGATTTACTATTCCATCACAGTTTAAAAATTTTAAGGGAAGTCTGTCTGGTGCTGATCTAACAAGATTCAACGAAATAGTTTTAGAGGAAAGAGGAACCAGAAAAGATAGAGGCAAAGTAGTGCCAGGTATGCTGACTAATGAAGCAAAGAAAAGGTCATTATCTAGAGCAGTAGGAGAAGGTTTAGGAGGAGATCTAAGTTTATTAGGAGGTACTACCGATCCAACAATCGAAGCTAACTTAGATAAACGAATAGCTTTCTTACAGAGATCTCTAGAAGTAGGTAAGGAACAAGCAACTATAGAACAAAAAATAGTGGAGTTTAAGGATAAAGGAACAGATTTAACCGAAGAAGAAATAGGTAAAAAATTACGTCTTATAAATAATTTACAGAAAACTGAACAACTATATCAGAAAATAGGATCAGCAATAGAAAATGGAATTGTTGATGCAATAGAGGGTGCAATACAAGGAACTAAAACTTTGGGCGAAGTTGCAACCAGTGTGTTTAATCAAATATCTAGAACTCTTTTACAGTTTGGTGTAAATTCGCTACTCGGCAGTATCCCTGGAATAGGTAGCTTATTTAAAGCAGATGGTGGACCTGTAAAGAAAGGAGGCAGCTATATCGTAGGAGAACGCGGTCCAGAATTATTTACACCTGGATCTTCTGGAATGATTACTCCTAACCATCAGTTAGGCGGTGCTACAACTGTAGTTGTAAATGTAGATGCTTCTGGTTCTTCTATTGAAGGAGATGAGCAACAGGGTAGAGAACTTGGTCGTCTTATATCAGTTGCAGTACAATCTGAATTATTAGAGCAGAAAAGACCAGGAGGTTTACTTGCATAATGGCTACATTTCCTTCGATTACTCCTAGATATGGGCAACAAAAGAGATCCGCACCAAATACTAGAACAGTTCGTTTTGCTGATGGCTATGAACATAGAATATTGTTTGGACTCGCAGAGCATCAAAACCCGAAAGTATTTAATTTCACGTTTGAGGTATCCGAAGCAGACGCAGATACTATAGAAACATTTTTAGATGCAAGAGCAAATGATAGTGCCAGCTTTGATTTTACTCCACCAGGGGAACCTAGTTCATATAAATTTGTATGCGAGTCATGGTCTAAATCTATTCCATATTTAAACAGAGCAACAATACAAGCAACATTTAGGGAGGTGTTTGAACCATGAGTACTGCCCTTGTTTACAGTGAAGCTCAGAAAATAAACCCATCGGCAATCATTGAATTATTTACGTTGCAACTAAGTCAGTCTTTTCATGGTGATACTTCAATCTATAGATTTCATGGAGGTTCAAATTTAAGCAATAATGGTGAAATTGTATGGGCAGGAAATTCGTACACAAGGATGCCAATAATCGCAGATGGGTTTGCCTATAGAAAAGGTCAAATACCTAGACCAAAGCTAACTATAAGTAATGCTTTAGGGAGCATATCCGCAATATTGAATTTAGTAAATACGGCTACTGTAGCTGGTGCTGTTAATACAGGAAATGATCTGACAGGTGCAACAGTAACCAGAATAAGAACTATGGCAAGGTTTCTTGATGCTGTAAACTTTCCAGGAAATTCAAATCCTCTCGGAACTCCTGACCCTACTGCTGAATTTAAAAGAGAAATATATTTAGTGGATCGTAA